GTGGTGGGAGTATTTGCTTCCTCCAGCGAGCAGGGCCGCGCGCCGGATGCCATGCGCGGCAAGGTCACCGCCCTGCGCCGCGAGATGGAGGGTGCCTCCCGCGCCCAGCGTGCGATGCAGATGGGCGGCCGCGTGGTCAATGGCTGGGCCACCGCCGGTGGTGCCATGGTCGGTGCCGGCTACGTGGCGGCGCAGCCGGTCAGGGGTCATTCGGGCTGCAGTAGATGTCCACAAAGCTGGTAACTACGCCCTATCAATTCCTGTTTTCTTTACCCAAACAGATGGCTTCTGCTATGACGTGAATCGCTCACTCTTTGATGGCAAGGGTAATGACTTACGTGCAGTGAAGGCTGACCGGGCACAGGAGCTGGAACTGGCGCAGCGCGAGGCGGCGATTGCCGCTGCGCGTGACCACGTCGGCCACGGAGGCACCTACATGCTCCTGCGCCAGCACGGTGATCTCGCTGGCGCGGTCGGCCATGCTGCGGGTACGGCTGATGCTGATTACGTTGTTCTTCTCCGCCTGGCTGCGCGACAGGATCAGCGTCGCCACCGGCGGCCGGGTGTAGTCCGGGCCACCGACCACCAGCGTGCCGTCCGGCTCCAGCCACGGCCACAGCCCGGCCACCTCTGCGGCTTCGCGGATGGCATCCCAGGCGCTGACGCCGGGGTCGATGGCGACACGGTCGTGGCGCTGCATGTGCTCGGCTTCGATGCGGTAGCGCTTGATGCCCAGCGGCAGCGCCACCTGCTTGATGATGTTCTCCAGGGTGACCTGGTTGGCGGCAAAGATCGGCGCCGAGCAGTCCAGCAGCTGGCCGACCAGGTCGCGGCCGGTGAGGCTGACCGACAGGTTCTCGCGGCTGTCGGTCTCCACGATGTCGTCGATGAAGCCGACCATCACCCGTTCGCGGCCAACGTGTACCTCCATCGGCGCGCCCTCCTGCACCGAGTCCGGCAGCGCCTCGCCGCCGGTGAACAGCTCGAACGTCCAGCCGTCGTCGGCCTTCATCAGGTCGGAGTCGATGTCGTAGCGGCTCCAGTTGCTGTGGAGCTTGCCGCCGACCACCAGCGACACCGCCTCGTTATCAGCGCGCGTAGGCATGCAGCACCTCGCCGGCGGTGATGAAGTTGGGGTTGCGTACCTGCGGATTGAGGCGTGCCAATTCCGCCGCACGGCTGCTGTCGCCATACCACCAGTGCGCGACCAGGTGCAGGTTGCCACTGGCTTCCACCTCGCGGCGGATCAGCGGCGGCCGGCTGTTGATCACGGCCACAGCAGCCAGCAGCAGGTTGTGGGCGGTGGCCTTGAGCGCTTCCACCGCCGGTACCGACTCTTCCAGCGGATACAGCTCGCGATAGGCGTCGATGGTGGCCTGCAGCTCTTCGCGGGCGTTGTTGACCAGGCTTTCGATCTGCAGCGGCGACAGACTGGCGGTTTCCGCCTCGTCCTGCAGCACGCCGGCCGTCACCGTGGCCAGCTCGGTGGCCACCAGTGCCTGCACCATGGCGGTGGTTTTGGCCACGTCCGCCGGGTACGGGCGGTTGATCAGATCCGCCGCCACGCCGCTGTCGGCGCTCTTGGCCGGCAGTTTGACGATCTCGCCGAAGCTGCTGCGCAAGGCACTGAATTCGCCACTGCTGCCGGACACCCAGCGCAGGTCGACCAGCCCGTTCAGCACACTGGCCAGATCGGCGGCGAAGTCCTGCGGCACGCTGATCAGCTGGCTGACGGAGTTAGTGACCATGCCGGCCAGACCGCGCGCGTCGTTCATCACCGACAGCAGGTTGTTCTTCCAGGCATTGATGCGGGCGAAGCTGCCCTGCAGAGCGGCGACGTAGGCGAAGGCGGCGGCAAAGTTGCTGATGGCCAGACCACGTGCGGCATCGGCAAGGTTGGCCGCACCAGCGGCCTTGGCGGCCGGCAGCTCGCGTTCGAACAGCGACTGCCGCGCACCACCCACCACTACCGTCAGCCGCATGCTGCAGCCGTCTACCAGCTCGGTGCTGTGCTCTTCGCTCCACTCGTTGATGTGGCATTCGGCCAGCGGCCCGTACACCGGGTGCACGAACTCGCCGGCGCCCCCCTCGTCGACCGCCTGCAGGAACGCCTTCAGACGGGTCTCGTAGTCGTCGCCCCAGAAGATGGCGGTGACGCTGAAGCTCTTGCCGCGCCCGCCGGTATCGGTGATCTGCTCACCGTTCTGGTACGGGATACCGGTGCGTGCCAGATCGCGGCCGCCGCTGGCGGACACCGACTGGATGTCGAAGCGGACGCCCTTGGCCGCGACGACAGCGCCACGATGCGGTGGCCAGATGGAAAGCGGATGGTGTAGGTCTTGATGTTCTTGTCGCGGTCGGCCTCGTCGTCCCAGATGCCTTCCTCGACCTGGCCGGCGGCATAGTCGAACGCCTTGCACCACATGGCGCAGGCTTCGATGTACTCCGCGGTCATGTCCTGGTTGTAGGCGATGTAGTAGACGTTCTGGCCGCCGGCCGGCTTCTCGGCGGCGGCGGTCAGCACATCGTCGGCGGCCTCGCCCCAGGTCAGACCGGTACGGCGCGACTTCTCGATGACCTTGAGCGGCGACGGGTCGGCCACCCAGCGCTGCTGGTACGGCAGCAGCACCGCCGGGATGTCGGCGCCGGCGGTGCTGGGCAGCTGAATGGGGAGCGTCATTCGGCAATCCCCAGGATCATCTTGCGGATCTGCTGCACCGTGGCACCGGTCAGGCCGCCCTTGCTGGCCAGCGACTCGGCGGCCTCGGCCACCGCCCGCGCCTTGTCGCGCACCTCGGCCTGCCATTTCTTCTGCACCACGCTGGCCTTGCCCAGCTCGGCCACGGCCTTGGCCACCTTGGGCAGGTCGATCCGGCCGTCCTGTGCCATCAGCAGCTGGAACAGCTTTTCCTGCACCAGCCGCATCAGCGCCTCGTTGACCGCGCCTTCGTTGTCCGGCGCCGCCTCGACCACGGCACGCGCCTGCTGGCTGGCCATCTTCAGCGCCGCCAGCTTGTCTTCAAACTCCTGACCGTAGCGGTGGATGGCGCTTTTGCTGATGTCGTAGCCCTTGGCGCGCAGCGTGTCGGCCAGCGCCTCGTAACCGGAGAAGTCGCCTTCGACCAGGGCACCATCCAGCCAGGCTTTGACCTCGGCGGGCAGCGTGGTGATTTTGGAACGTGGTGGCATGGCGGCCTCAGAAATACTTGGCCGGACGGGCGATGCCCGGCTGGCAGTCCACGGTGTACTCCACGATGTCCACCCCCAGCCGCGTCAGGTCGGCAGACCACGGGCCGTGCGGCTCGACCTTGATGCTGAGTAGCGAACGGTCGCGCAGGTAGTCCAGCTCGCAGCGCAGCTCGCGCTGGGTGGCGTCCGAGTAAATGCTCTGGATGGTGGACAGGATCAGCGCCTCGTGGGCGCCGATGGGGCGCGCATTGTTGAGGGTGAGGAGTACGGCCCAGCGCATGGACTCGCGGCGGGCTTTAGCGGTATCAATGGCACCGATCATGGTTTTCCCTTTAACGCCATCTGCTGCAGGCTATGCGCCACGCCATCCAGCTTGGCTTCGATAGTGGTCTGGTTACGGATGAAGTCTTCGCGGCGCACGTACTCCAGCGGCAGCGTGCCCATCAGCTTCAGCAAGTCTTTTTCAAGGTCGACCAGCTTGGCGCGCTGTTCTTCCAGCGTGCTGATGGTGGTCTTCTGCGACTCGGACACCGCCTTGAACTTCTCGTCGATGTTGCGGCCAACCTGACCGGCCAGAATCTTGGCCACGGTCCAGAAACTGCCCAGGATGGCCAGCAGCAAGGTGATCACCTGCCACAGCTCCAGCGATAACGTCATCGGGTTGGCCTTTCGTGCGTGCTTTGGCAATCAACGCAGCGGGTGCAGCCCGGTGCTGCTTGCTGGCGCTTATGCGGGATAGGCTCGCCGCAGTCCGCGCAGTGGCTGGCACCGGCCAGGCCGAAGGCCAGCACGCGATCAAGGCCAAGGTGCGCGACCGGGGCGTCAGCCTGTACCGGCCCCGTATCGTGACCTGTGGCGATGCCGACAATGCCGAGATGGCCAACAACTACGCCCGCAAGCTGCAGGCCGACAGCCGGCTGAACGGGCTGACACTGCAGGTTGAGGTGCCGGGACACCGCACCGAGAGCGGCCAGCTGTGGAAGCCCCGGTCAGCGGGTGGTGCTGCAGTGGGAAACCAAGGGCATCCATGGCGTGTTCTTCCTGGTGCAGCGCAAGCTGGTCGGTGGCCGTGGCCAGGCACGGCACACGCAGCTGACGCTGAAGGAGGACGGCGTGTGGCAGGTGTTCGCCATTCCCCAGGGCAAGCGCGGCGGCAAACGCAAGGGCCGCAAGAAGAAGGCCACCGGGCCGGGAGAGATTGTCGATGTGGAAAGATATTGATCGCCGCATTGCCGCTGCAGCGGCACGGGTGCGCCAGGTGTACCGGGGCGTGATCACACTAGCCAGCACCGACGGCCCGGTGATGCTGGTGCAGTTGAAGGGACTACCCAGCGAAGGCCAGGACGGCATCGAGCTGTTCCAGCACTTCGGCCTGACCAGCTGCCCGCCACCCGGCACCATGGCGGTGGCGGTACCGGTCGGCGGCAAAACCTCGCACTCCATCGTGATCGCCACCGAGCACGGCAGCCTGCGCATGAAGAGCCTGAAGTCGGGCGAAACCGCGATCTACTCGGCCGAAGGCGCCCACGTCCATATCAAGCAGGGCCGGGTGGTGGCGGTGGACTGCGACCGCTACGAGGTGAGCTGCAAGAACTACAGCGTCAACGCCAGCGAGGGCGCGAGTTTCGAGACGCCACTATTGCAGGCCAGCGAGCAAGTCACCGCCCAAGGCAAGCTGACCGGTAACGGCGGCATGGCGATCAGTGGTGGCGACGGCGCCTCGTTCCAGGGCGACGTTAACCAGACGGATGGCAGCTACACCACTAACGGGGATGTGGTGGCCAGCGGGACAAGCCTGCATGGCCACAAGCACAACTATTCGGGTGGGGTGACGGGCATGCCTATTTAAAATTCATAAAATCTAGCGCATCATTATGTGTATATCAATTTAAATTGAGTGGACTCAGGACGTATGGCAACCGTTACCAAAAACAAGCAGGCCGGAATAAGAGTCAAAGTGCCGTGCAGTGAGTGTATGAAAGACACCAACCACGACATCCTATGTGATGTTGCGGAGTCGGACGTCGTCGTAGACAACTCAACATTGTATTTAGCCTGGGATAACAGTTATCAGATTGTTCAGTGTTGCGGGTGTGAGTCGATTCACTTCCGTAAAACAGCGGAGAATTCAGACGATGTATGGGTAGATGATGACTTTAACTCTTATCCGGATATTAAGGTTGATGTATACCCAAACCCTAACGAAGGAAGGCCGCCGGTCAATGACGATAAGCTCTTGCCCGATCATCTGAGGCACATTTATCTCGAAACACTGGCTGCGCTGAACAGCAACCAGCGAATCTTGGCAGGAATCGGAATCCGCGCGATTGTTGAAACAGTCTGTAACATTAAGCAGGTCGCTGGCCGTACTCTTGCCGATAAGATTGATGGACTAGTTACAGATGGAGTGATGACGAATGCTGGCGCCTTGATTCTTCATCAACTCCGAACCTTGGGTAACAATGCGGCACATGAGGTTAAACCGCATGATCAAGTTCAGTTGGGACTGGCATTGGATGTTATTGACCATCTTTTGCAAGGCGTTTTCATCCTACCGTTCCATGCTCAACGGAAACTGCCTCAAGCATAAGAAGTCAACTTGCTCTGCCTACTGACACCCATCAGCTAACCCCATCCCCACCATGCCCGGACAATTCCGGGTATGGACGCTTTCATCTCCCCCCAAACCCGCGATTACGACGGCACCCAGGTCACCAGCCTGGAAAACGCCGTCTACCTGCGCCTGACCACGCCGCTTGGCAGCCTGTGGCATGACAAGACCTTCGGCTCCCGCCTGCACCTGTTGTCCCGCGAGAAGGATGTGGCGCGGGTGCGGCAGCTGGGCGAGGCCTACGTGCGCGAGGCGCTGCAGCCGATTCTGGATGATCGCCGCGCATTGGTGCTGCAGGTCGCTGCCGTCCGCCGGGATCGTGGTTTTATCGTCGTCGAGGGCGCGCTGACCGATGCCAACGGCAATGCGGTACCGCTCAACACTTGGGTGCCCGTGTCATGACGTTTACCCTCAAGACTTTGCCCGTCATCCGTGACGACTACCTGCGCGAGCTGAGCAGCAACGACAGCAGCCAACACATCACGCCCGATTCCGATAATTACCAGCACGCCAGTGCCGTCGGTAGCGTGGTAGAAGGCACCTATTCGCACCAAGCGTGGCTGCGCCGCCAGCTGTCCGCCGAGGACTGCGACGACGACATCCTGCTGCTGTATGCGCGGGATCGTGGCTTGAGCCTGAAGCCGGCGACCTCGGCGCAGGGCCGTATGGTGCTGCAGGGGCTGGCCGGTGCCACGGTACCGGTTGGCACCATCGGCTTGCGTGGCGACGGCAGCAGTTATCGCACCACGGCCGAGGCCGTCGCCGACGTGGATGGCGTGGCGCAGCCGGCTGCGGTTGCTCTGGTAGCTGGTACCGAGGGCAATGCCGCCGATGGCACGGCGATCACCCTGCAGGTGGCGCCGGAGGGCTTCCAGCTGAAAGCCACGCTGGAGGGCATGGATGGAGGCCAGCCGCAGGAGACCATCGCCTCGCTGCGTGCGCGTTATCTGGAGCTGATCCGCCGCCCGCCGGCCGGCGGCAACAAGTACGACTGGCCACGCTGGGCCAAGCAGGTGCCGGGGGTGGAGCAAGCCTGGTGTTTCCCGACCCGGCGCGGCCTGGGCACGGTGGACGTGGTGATCCTCGCTGCCAACGGCGCCTTGCCGTCGGCCGAACTGATCGAGGCGGTGCGGCTGTACCTCGCCGAGCAGCGCAACGTCACCGGCAAGAACTACCTGGTACTGGCGCCGACCCTGCAGCCGGTGGCCATCCACGTCCGTCTCAAGCTGCTGGCCGGCTATACCCGCGAGCAGGTGGCCGCCGCCATCGCTTCTGCATTGCAGGTCTATTTCGGACGGCTGATCCCTGGCGAAACCGCGATCAAGTCCAGCATTGAAACCATTATTTCCACGCTGGCCGGCGTGTCCGACCGCGAGGTGATTGCGCCGGCCGGCAACGTCGCGGCCACCGTCGACGCCAACGTGGTGGAGTGGCTGACGCTGGGTGTGGTCACCGTGGAGTTGATGCCATGACCAGCCGCCGCCACGCCCAGCTGCTGTTGCGCCTGCTGCCGCCGGTCGCCTACGACCCGAACGGGCAGCGTGTGGGCCTGCGTGCCCAGGCGGCGGGCAAGGTGCTGGACGATCTGGCGGGCAGCTTTGCGGCACTGGTCGGTGCGCTGTCGCCGATCTCGGCCGGCGACCAACTGACGCTGTGGGAGCGCAACCTCGCCATCGAGCCGGAGTTCGGCGCGCCTTATGCCTCGCGCGTGGCGCGCATCCTGTCCCGCCTGCGCGAAACCGGCGGGCTGTCCATCCCGTACTTCACACGCATCGCGGCGGGCCTCGGCTACCGGATCGACATCGAGGAGCAAGGCGCCCGCGTGCTGGGTAACACCTGGTGCGGCATGCGCCTGCGCCACCCGGATACGCAATGGCTGTGGACGGTACACGTCAGCGGCCAGCCGGTGCGGATCTGGCATGCCCGTTGTGGCAGCTCGCGCTGTGGCGAGCGCCTGACCATGGTCTCCGATCCGATCATCGAAGCACTGTTTAACGACCTGAAGCCGGCAGATACCCGCTGCCTGTTTTACTACGAGGGATAGTCATGAATCCGCTAAAGGAATGGACGAACGGGACGCCTGAGAACAACTACCAGGATGGCACCCAGCTGGATGCAGCGGATTTTGAGAGCTGGAGCAAAGAGCTGGTGGCGGTGCTGACCAGTGCCGGCATTGCGCCGGATGCTGGCGAGTTTGACCAGTTGCTGAGTGCCATCAAGGTGGTTGGCCGGCGTGATGCCGCCAGCTACGCCCAGGCGACTGGCACGGCCAATACCGTCGCAGTTGACTACACACCCGCTGTCACCGAGCTGGTCGACGGCATGGTGCTGCGCTTCTCGGCGGCACATAGCAACACCGGCGCAGTGACCTTCAGTCCCAACGAGCTGCCCGCCAAGCCGGTGCGCGGGCTGGCAGTGCTGCCGCTGCAGGGCGGTGAGATTGTCACCGGCGGCCGCTGCCTGGTGATGTACAGCCAGGCGCTCGATGCCTGGCTGTTGCTGGCATCGACCGGCGGCGCGCTGCAGGTGCCGGATGCCGTACACCCGGATCAGGCGCCGACCCTGCGGCAAGTCGAAGAGATCGCCGGCCAGTCTGGCGGCTACCTGCTGGAAGTGAAGTGGTGGCAAGGCACCCGTGCCGGCATTCCGGCAGGCTACGGCCCTAACGATGGCCAGCTGCTCAACCGTGCCACCTATCCCGATGTGTGGGCGATGATCGCCGCCGGCACCGTGCCGGTGGTGAGCGATGCGGTGTGGCTGGCCGACCCGACCAAGCGCGGCTGCTATTCCACCGGTGATGGCGCGACCACCTTCCGGCTGCCGGACTACAACGGCAAGCATGCCGGTTCGCTGGGGGCAGTGTTCCTGCGTGGCGACGGCACGATGTCGGCGGCGGTGGCGGGGGCGATTCAGCCGGATGCATTCCAGGGGCATACGTTTGCGCTGCCGTTGGGGACAGACTCGCTGGGAGGGTCAGGGGTACAGAACTATCGACCGATAGCGTCGGCAAACACGGCTGGTGCGCCCATTTCTGACGGTGTTAACGGCGCGCCACGCACCGCATCGGAAACCAGACCCCTCAACGTCACCGGCTGCTGGATCGTGAAGCTGTTCGGCTCCGTGATCAACCCCGGTGCCGTCGATGCAGCGCAACTGGCCAGTGACCTGGTCGCGCTGACTGCGCGGGTCAGTACGCTGGAAAGTAACCAGAGGCTCACAAAGGAATATGTCAGTACCGAGCAAGTCATTACAGCAGGCGGGCTACTTACACTGGCACATGGGCTTGGCGTCGAACCAAAACTGGTGACGGGACAGCTGGTTTGTAAAACAGCAGATAACGGCTATGCCGTCGGTGCCGTCATCGAAATGCCGCTGACCAACCTGAACAGCACGGCGGCAAATGCCTATGGCTGCAATGCGCGCAAAGACGCCACCAACGTGTATATCCGCTACGGCGCTAACGCTGCACTGTGGCCCGCAGTCAACGGCACGACGGGTGCGTACGCGACACTGACTTCTTCTAGCTGGCGACTTGTAGTGAGGGCTTTTGCGTAATGAAAACGATCATTATGGTTACACCGGATGGCACATACATCGGGGCATTCAGTGGTGATGTCGGCGGATTGCCTGCGGGCATCGAGGTGCCAACTGCGCCGCAAGACGCGCGGCAGATTTGGCAGTTTCCAGGCTGGTCGCCGGTACCCGTGACAGTCCCGCAAGAGGTGACCCGCTTCCAGGCGCGGGCGGCACTGTATCAGGCCGGCTGGCTGGACGAGGTGGAGGCGCTGATCGCGGCACCGGAGACCGACCGGATGCTGGTACTGGCATGGCAGGATGCGCTGACGTTCAAGCGGCAAAGTCCGTTTGTGCAGGCGATGGCGAAGCAGCTTGGCTTGAGCGAACCGCAGCTGGATGGGCTGTTCATTACGGCGGCGGGCATCGAATGAGACCGACGGCGGCAATGCTACCGTGGCTGACGAGACCGTAGACCGGTCACCAAGTAGGAGTAAGAGACAGCGAACGGGAGGGTGCTACGAACACCCTCCCGAACAGCTGACCCGCAGTTCAGGCCTGCAAGTCAACCCAAGGCTGCCACCTTCAGCGCTGAAAGCGCGGCAAGTTTAGCGGTTTTTTTGACACTTGCAGATGAAAAATGACATCCGCTGCGGCGAGTGCCGCCGCAAACTGGCCGAAGGCCAGTACATCACCCTCACCATCAAGTGCCCGCGTTGCGGCACGATGAACCACCTGAAGGCCGAGAGCCTCCCCTCCGAGCACCGCCGAGTGCCACGACCTGGAGAATCCGATGGACGCCAGTCCGATCATTCCTTGGCTCGGCGGCAAGCGCCGCCTGGCTGACAAGTTATTCCCGCTGTTCCCGCCGCACGAGTGCTACGTGGAGCTGTTTTCTGGCGGCGCGGCGCTGTACTTTCTGCGCCAGGTGCCGGCGCCGGTGGAGGTGCTCAACGACGTCAACGGCGAGCTGGTGAACCTCTACCGGGTGGTGCAACACCACCTGGAAGAGTTCGTGCGGCAATTCAAGTGGGCACTGAGCAGCCGCGAGGTGTTCAAGTGGCAGCAGATGACCCGCCCGGAGACGCTGACCGACATCCAGCGCGCGGCGCGCTTCTTCTATCTGCAGCACCACGCCTTCGGCGGCAAGGTCGACGGCCAGCACTACGGCACCGCCACCACTGCGCCGATGTTCAACTTGTGCCGGATCGAAGAAAACCTGAGCGCCGCGCACCTGCGGCTGTCCGGTACCAATATTGAGCGGCTGCCGTGGCAGGACTGCCTGAAGCGCTACGACCGCGCGCACACCTTCTTCTACGCCGATCCCCCGTACTGGCAGACCGAAGGCTACGGCGTACCGTTCGAGTTCGACCAGTACCTGCAGCTGGCCGAGGCGATGCGGACGTGCAAGGGCAAGATGATGGTCAGCATCAACGACCACCCCGACATTCGCGAGGCGTTCAAGGGCTTCTGGATGGAAGGGCTGGACATCAAGTACAGCACCGGCAATGCCCAGGGCACACCGCAAACCAGCAGGGAGCTGGTGATCACGAACTGGGAGCCGGCGGTAATGGGCGGGCTGTTCTAACGGTCAATGGCAAAGCCCGGCGATGGTGCCGGGTTTGTGCCAAAACAAGCGCAAATTATGTGGTGGAGTAGGGTGGTTGCCTGTGACAAAAATCGCGCAAAACTGTGCCAAAAATAACGCGAAGTTACATTGGCTTCTGCCTGATCCTTGGTCTTTAGACTAAAGGTTATCTCTTGCTTCCCGTAGTGATCTACAAGGTCCGCAGGGACCCTGAGGCGGAAGTAGTAGGTTGCTCCACGGCGGACTACATGGGTTGTTCTAGACATGGCTTTGTCGGTCATTGTGTAGCACCCACAGGTAACAGGCAAAGAAAAAAGCCATTAAAAACCAGTAACTTACTGATCTTCAATGGCTTTTGTATCCGGTGGTGGAGGCGGCGGGAATCGAACCCGCGTCCGGAAATCCTACACAGAGAGTTCTACATACTTAGTCGTGTCATTTGGATTTAACCTCCACTACGCCGACGGACAGGCTGAGCTTTGGCGAGTTACCTTTTGGTTCGCATTGTGCCAAGTAACCCGACACAACACTAGCAGATGTAAAGTGACACTACAGGGTTTTGACGCCCCCGGCCCATCTGCGAACCGTTGTAGTGTCTAGCCGGCCGTTAGGCTGCTAGAGCGTAGTTTTCGTCGTTTGCGACTAAATAAATTCAGTGTTTTACGGGAAGTCTGAGATCCCGGTATGCCCTCTTCTGCTTCGCAACCCCCGTCGAAACCAGGTCGCCCCCACAGTCTGAAGAATTTCAGTATACCTGAAGGTATAGCCACGCGCCAGCAGTGGCTTGATTCAATTCGCGATTTCGGCGCGGTCGCGGCCGTTGTGCTTGGCGGCGTACAGTGCCTTGTCGGCCTTTTCGAACAGGCTGCGCGTGGTGTCGTCTGCCTGCGGCACTTGCGACAGCACGCCGATGCTGCACGAGGCGCGGCCAACCGGGCTTTGCTGGTGAGGGATCTGCAGCAGCAGCAGTTGCTGGCGCAGGGTGGCGGCAATGTCCAGTGCCTGCTCGGGAGTGGCGCCGGGCAGCAGGATGGCGAACTCCTCGCCGCCGATGCGGGCGGCGAGGTCATGGCTGTTGCGGACGGCTTTTTCGACGACGGTGGCGATCTTTTTCAGCACGTCGTCACCGGCGGCGTGGCCGTAGTGGTCGTTGTAGCGCTTGAAGTAGTCGACATCGATGATGAGCAGCGCCAGCGGTTTGCGTGTCAGTTGTGCCTGTTGCAGGGTGAATATGAAGCGATCGTCAAAGTGGTGGCGGTTGGCGAGGCCGGTCAGCTTGTCGGTGAGGGCGAGGCGCTTGAAGTGGCTCTGCTGCAGGAAGTAGTCGGTCACCGTGGCCAGCATGAGCAGCGTGATCAGCGAGGCCAGCGGCAGATATAGCTGCTGCAGTTGCAGCAGCAATACGGCGCCTGCCAGCAGGGTGGCACTGTAGATGGCGACGGCCTGGATGCTTTTTTCGCGGTAGCGCCGTCGCAGCAGGCATTGCCACAGCAGTGTCAGCCCGAGCAGCAGCGGCGGCAGATAGGCGGTGTCCAGCGGGCGGACCAGGCTCTGGCTTTGCAGCGCCTGGGTGGTGGCGGCGTTGATGACGACGCCGCTGGTTGCCGGCCAGTCGGCCTGCATCGGTGTCAGGTGGCTGTCGCCGAGGCCGGAGGCGGTGGCGCCGATGAGTACGGTCTTGCCGGTCAGCGCCTCGATGTTGCCGTTGTGGTTGAGGATGTCGACAAAGGAGAGGCTGGGAAAACCGAGCTCGCCGTCCAGATGCGGCAGCAGGCGTTCGTCGTGGCGCTGCCAGCGATTGTTGAGAACCGGTGTGTCCAGCGCCATGACCGGGGGCGGCAGGCCGGCCAGTAGTGCGGTAAATGCCGGCCAGCGTGGCTGGCCCAGGCCGCTGGCGAGATAGGTGCGGCGGATCAGACCGTCCTGATCCAGCGGGTAATCCATCATGCCGATGCCCTTGGCGGCCTCGGCAAACATCCGCAGCGGCAGGGTTTCCACCAGCTGGTTGTTGCTGACCTCGGGGACGGCGGGCAGGAACACCTTGCCGTTGCGGCGCAGGGCCTCGGCCAGCGCCTGATCGGATTCGGGGTTGGCCGACGGTTCGGCCAGCACCAGATCGAGGCCGACGGCCCGGGCATTACCCAGTTTGTCGATGGCGCCGGCCAGCAGTTCGCGCGGCCACGGCCAGCGCCCCAGCTCGGCCAGGCTTTTCTCGTCGATGGCCACGATGACGATATCGTCGCTGGCCGCTTGCGCCAGCAGCTGCCCGAGCCGGTCCTGAAACCAGAGGTCGAGGCGGTTGGGCAGCAGGCTGACCAGCAGCACCAGTGCCGGCAGGATGAAGGCGGGCAGGCGCTTGGGAGTGTGTGGGCGCAT